TTTCACTTCATTATATCTTTGAAAGCAGGGAAAAGTTTTTTAGTTCAATTCGAGAAATTAGAAAACGAATGAAACCCGGTGCAAAACTCATAGGAATTATACCCGATTCTGAAAAAATCATATTTAAGACTCCATATAATGATAGTATGGGAAATTTTTTCATAACAAAGTCCAAATGTATGGGTGGTTATGGTGAAAAATTATTCGTAAATCTTGTAGATACACCATTTTATGCAGATGGTGCAAAATCCGAACCAATAGCTTATAAAGATTTACTCGTTACACATCTTGAAGATATTGGGTTTAGTTTAGAACTCTGGGAGAGTCTTTATGGAAATCCCATATCGGAGTTATACAGTAAATTTATCTTTGTATATAAGAGATGATCTTCATTGTTATACTTTTGATCATAAATTTGTGGATACTTAAACAGACTCGTGATCCTCAGGAACTCGTCGAGGTGAAAGAAAAATATGCAATTCTTCGAGATCACCTGATAAAGACTGAGAATCAAAAGTATAAAATGCTTACACGGTGTATACCAATTACGGGTGTTAAGAAGATGCGTGAAACCGTTGGATTCAATACAAATAAAGGGCATGAAATAGCCATATGCCTTGACGGAACACCAAATGATATATTTCATGTACTCATTCATGAACTTGCACATTGTACGGTAAGTGAATACTCACATTCAGAGAATTTCTGGAATAATTACGTTGAAATTAGAAATATGTGTATTAATCTTGGAATTTATCAAAAAATTCCTGAACGTAAAAATTTCTGTGGACAGCACATACAGGATAAATAATCTTCTTAATTTATATTAAATGAAGACTCCCCTTGGTGTCTTGTTGACTGTTATTGTATACTACCTCATTATATATGGAATAACACTCGTTCCGCATATTAGTACTAACTATGCTGTAAACCTGACACTTTTGACCATCATAATTCCAAATATATTTAGATATATCATTGGAAATGTACCGCGTCTTGCGGTTGATCGTCTATTCGTTCTTTCAACAACATTCATTGCATTTGCTATAACCTTTTTGGTTAACAAATTACAAAGTGATACAAAAAATGCAGTCGAGGAATATGGAAGTGACAGAAGAAAGACAGTTAAATTGAATGTCTTGCTCATGTTGGCATTTACCATAGGAGCGTTGATTACCTATTATTCAGGTATTGATAATAGGATTTATTCGAATATGGGTTGGGAATCGAATCAAGCAAATCAAGGCTTGATGATGTAAGATTTTATTATATGGAAAATGATAGCAGTAACCAAACCGGTTGAAGCCAAACCAATCATACTTCGACTACCTTGTTCATTTATGAACTTGGGGATTGAAGTAGCCAGTTTGTCTTGAACAGGCTTCGAGATCGCGAGAGCCGCAGCAGCGCCAGCAAGAAGAGCAATCATTTGATCATCAGTGAGATTAAGTGGATTTTTGCTCTCTGTAACTTTTTGTGTGGTTTGTTGTGGTCCTGATGCGTATGCTCCTTGTGGATTTGGTGCCATCATTTGTGGCATCATACCCTGCATTCTGGGCTCATCCATCATCATTGGTGGATCCATCATAATGTCATTAATTGGAGTAGAGTCCATCGTCTGTTTATTTTGACTTATATTTTTTTCTTGATTCGATAACGCTTCTTCATTAATAAAACTTGTAGATCTATTTTCCCCGATCATTACCATCCCATCACCGTTATCAGAAAGATTCATGGTATTTACTTCTGTAGCCATTTAATATAATCGTATGTTTTTGAAACACGTAAGTGACGCGGCCTGCTATTTCGTTTTTGTAATTTTCAAATTTGTCTTTCGAGTAGCCTTTTTTGCGTCGTCTTCTCTTTGTTGTAGATATTTTGGATTATACATCTTGTTATGAAGTTTCCATAAATCTGGTCCTCCAACCCTGAAATTTTTACGTATAGAAGCTTTGTACCAAAATACACAATCTTGTATTTTGTTGGATTTAACAGTATTATCTAAAACGAGACACTCATAGTTTTCTGTGCATGCATCCATAACTTTGTTAAACATATCAAAGTTTGGAAATATTCCGAAAAACGATTTGTATAATTTTTCTCTATTTTGAAGAATGTTCTCCCTGAGTAAGAATACATAGTCTACATTTGCTCTGAGAGCTGGAGGAAGATCCATACAATACTGCATCGTTAACATAAAGAATATCTTCCAGTGTCGACCATTCATAAAACACTGTCTGATACACGTATCTTTTAGGAACTTATTATCATACATACAATCATCAAGAAGCATGAAAGCTCCACAATTTGATTTACCATCACCTACCAATTTACGTTGTCTCGCCATGACCCGCTCTATAGCATCCCTATCATAATCACCATAGACAAAGAGATCTGGAATAAATTCTGAATAAAAATGATTTCCTTCCTCTGTTCCTGAGAGAACTATACCAGCTGGGAGATGTCTCTTATGGTACATGATATCCTTTACCAATGTTGATTTACCGGTATTGCGTTTACCAATAAATACACACACTCTGTCATCTGATATCGTCTCAGGTTTGAATTTCCTCAATTGAAGATTCATTCTAAAGTAGTGTCCCGTTTTATTTAACAAAATTTTACTCACATAATGTAGGAATGTCAGGTCGATTAAGACTTGCCGCCACTGGAGTCCAAGACCAATGGCTCACAGGCGATCCACAGTTTTCGTATTTCCTGATGAACTTCAAGAGACATACCAAATTTGCAATTGATTACTTTGAAAATCAATTTGATGGAACATTAAACTTTGGAAAAATTATAACTTGTCGTGTTCCCAGTGACAAAGGAGATCTTATAAAGAATATGAACTTAAAAATAACTCTAAGTGATCCAACTCCAGATACACCCGGGTACAATAACTGTTATTGGACACCCTCAATTTGTTCTAATCTTATTGAATATGCAGAACTTGTTATAGGTGGACAGCTAATTGAAAAAATTACAGGAGAATATATTTACATACATCAACAACTCTATAATACAACGGATGACACGTCACAATCACTCTATTTTTTGAATGGTCATGGTAATTTTCTCGCATACACAGGAGACTATACATATTTTTTAGATCTTCCTTTCTATTTTTATAGAAATCCAACACTCGCTATACCCACGTGTGCACTCACAAAACAAGAAGTTGAAGTACGAATTAAGTTAAGACCTCTTTCCGAATTGGTGTTTGCTGGAACAACGGCGGAGACAGTCTCGAGCATAAAAAAGTTTTCTCTTGATGCTGAGTTTATATATGTAGCTAATGATGAAAGAAACTTTTTGATGTCTAGACCCATTGAGTATGTGATAACACAACTTCAAATGTCACAGTTTGACATGAAAGCTGAAGAAACAAAACGATCTGTCTTGCTAAATTTCAAACACCCAGTAAAAGAATTATTCTTTACGTGTAGACCAAAATCAACCGCACTAACATTATACTTACCAAATGAATATACAACAATAGTAAACGCAGAACTACGTTTCAACAATCAAGTTGTATTTAATCATAGTACAAAATTTTTGGTATATGAACAGGCTTTAAAATATCATACAAACTCACCTTTTGTGTTAAGAACTTCTATACCCGCGTATGGTGTACTAGATATAAAATCTGATTTTGGTATGTATAGTTTTTCGTTAAGACCGGAAGTACATTACCCAACTGGACAGGTTAATATGAGTCGTATAATACATAAACTGTTTACTATAGAAATAGAACCAAATATACCTTTTTTCGCACCATATGAAAATGAAGTTCACGTATACGCAGTAAATTATAATGTGATTCGATTCGAAAGTGGTTTAGCTGGTTTAAAATTTTAGATTGTTATATTAGTAATGGCTGGTCGAATTCAGCTCGAGGCTTCTGGACCCCAAGATAGATTCTTTACCCTTGATCCCAGTTACACACATTTTCTCCAAAGTTTTAAAAAACATTCAAACTATTCAACCGAATATGTTTTTATAAAACCAGAGAACGAGGCGGATTTTGGAAAAAAGGTGAAGTTTACAATTCCTCAAAATCAAGGTGATCTTCTTAGGACGGTAAGTATTAAGGTTAAATTACCAGCATTAGTATCAGCATATAATGTTGGTTATATTGAATCTATTGGACACGCCCTCATAGATTATGCCGATATCATCATCGGGGGTGAAGTTATTCAGAGATTGACAAGTGATTATTTACAAATTTATTCAGAACAAAACGTTACACAAACAAAACAAAAAGCGTTAGAAAAGTTAATAGGAAAATATTCACGTAGAACATCAGCTGTGTTAGTAAGTAATCCAGCTATTATTGGATTTTTGGGTAAGGCTACCACAGAACAAGAATACTTTATCGATTTGCCTTTTTACTTCTATAATAATCCAGAGTTGGCAATTCCTATATGTGCTATTAAAAATCAAGAAATTGAGATTGAAATTAAACTCAGGGATTACGAAAAACTTATTATTAATACATCAGATGGAGTTTATGTACCATTATCGTATGTACCACATATAACAGATTTTCAATTGTGTAATGAAATGATTTATATTGATGTACACGAAAGAACAAAAATAAAAACAACAAAACGTGATTATATAATTACACAAAATCAACAAAATACATTTGATGTAAATCAGAACGTATCGACTGGTAAATTTAATTTAAGTTTTATAAATCCCGTAAAAGAATTATACTTTATAATCCAGCGTCAGGGTGTAACACCATTTGACTACGATAATACATTGACACTATTTAATAATAAACTTGTTTTATACGAAAACCTAAATTACCTGACATTAACATTGGATGGTGAAAATATAATAACAGAAGAAACTGGTGGTGTTGTATTTTTAAAAGCGGTTCAAGGTGCTATACATCATTCTAAAACACAACTCATTCGTAGATTCTATTCGTATAGTTTTGCATGTGAACCAGAGATGTGGTATCCAACTGGGCAGGTCAATTTTAGTTTGATAAAAGAACAAATTCTTAACCTAAGTATGATCCCATGTGTATCATATCCAAGGCAAATACGAGTTTATGCATTGAGTTACAATATACTTCGCGTCGATAAAGGAATTGCAAAAACGCTGTTTAATTCATAATAAAGATGATGAAGACCGGATTTGGTGAAACCTCTGGTGAATATGAAAATTTACAGGCGAATGCACTCATTGATATTTTAACACCCGTTCTTGAAAAAAGTATGATTCTTGCGTGTGACTATTCCAAAGCATGTGGTCGTGATACAGTTACAGGTGAAGATATGGAATATGCAATAAAGTATTGTGTGATGTATACAGTTGGCGAGAACATTGGTTCAATATTCCCAGATATTTACGACGAAAATGATTCATCGGATGAGGATGTTGTGGAGGAGATAGACCCAGATGAATGTCCAGTATTTGAGCGTTATTCCGGAAACGAACCAATATTTAACAAAGTAAATGAAGCGTATGATCGATGGAATGAATGGAAACCACAAAGTCCAGTTGAAGAGATGTTAAAAAATGCTATTAATAGTAATGAGTACATCGGTTCCAGAGGGGTGGACGGCTTCTGAGTATAAGTCTTTCAAAGTCCAGGGTGACGATGACACTGATACCAGTAGTGATGGAGATTCGTCAGATGATGAACAGCTATTCACAAACACAAAGACCATCAGACGAAAAAGGTATAAACGAATTCACGAAGAGGAATTACTACCAGAATAAATTTCCGAGTGTAATATATAAAACTCTCACAATGAACTCCGCGATTGAAACCGTCAGCCTTGTGACCCAAGAATTGGAAACCCAATCCCTTAACGCGATTGTCGCGGGCTTCTCCTTTGCCGCGGCTCTCAGCTGGAATGATCTCGTCCGTTGGGTCATTCAGCAACTCATTAAAGTTCCAAAGAACAGTGGCTCTCAGTACACTCTCTCCGCTGTCTTGACTACTCTATTGAGCATTGTCGTGTACTTGATTGTCTCTGGTATATCCAAGCGTGTTACCAGGCCAGCTCAACCAGTCTACGCGATTACTCAATAAGTACTGGTTTTCGTTTCGTCATTAGAAGAAGCATAACACCAATAAACACTATTGCAAATATAGATAAATAAACATCCCATCTATAAGGATTCTCAAATACAGGAACACTTACAGGTGGTGGCAATGATCTATCTACAACATCATGTGAAACTTTGGGAAGATTTTCCAATTTATCTGTAGAACATGTGATTTCAAATTTCAAAATGTGATCTTGATTTCTGAAATCATAAGGAATGAGTTTACCGTGACTCATATAGAAGAATTCAACTCTAATGTCCCTAATAAACTTTTGTGTACCCGTATGAAACTGGTGCACAAGAGGATCATCCGCGCCATGATAATTTATGATATTAGAACCATTTGTTAGTATATGACCAGTATAGAAGGGAGTAGATGAATACACAGTTTTGGTAAATTCATCTGAACCAGCCGTAAGCCGGAGGATTAGTGAATTTGGTCCACTTAAATTAATCGATCCAGATGTAAGTGTGTTATTTACAGAAGCACTATCATTTGATGTAAATCCAATAATTTGATGTGGTGTGGTTAATGATGATGTATCACTTGTGTACCCATTTGTACCAGAGTAAAATTCAAAAACAAAGTTATGAACACCAACTGATGTATTTGAAAATATCAATGTATTTGTGTCACTATCAAATGTGACCGAATCAACATTTGAAGACGGTGGTTGTAATTTAAGATCTAAATCGGATGCAAGATCTGTACCATTTGTATAGTTTGTAGTATCCAATGTAATATCAACACCATCAACACTAAATGTTTGGTTAGAATTGGTAATAAGTAATTGTGAAGTTGGTATACGCGCGGAAACTAATGTGATTTTAGAAATATCATAAATTGTATTTTTAATACTTATGACGTAGTTATTCGCATGAGGATATAGTACGGTGTCGCGTTCGCTACTATCTATATCAAGGGTATGAACCTTCATTAAAATTAGGGTATATAATTTTAATGGTTGTTTTTGTCTAATAGAATCAAAAAATAATTTTAGGAAAGGCTGTGAGCCAATGGGTTGTTCTGAAGCTGTCGCTTTGCAATATCCAAAGTTCTAGAGTATGGATTTTCATTACCCTTATAAGCATTAAATTGATGGAATGGTTTTTGTTGGTATTGTTGTGTCCATCCACCATTTGCTGCATTCACACGACCATCGATACGGGTAGTGTCAGAACGAACCACTGTGAGGTGACCACGTGTCTGAGACACGTTCATTCTACCTGGATTACCCATACGATTCGCCTTACCTCTACGATCTTCTGGACGGAATCCATACTTCATCAACTCCTCATTATTCTTCAAAGTAATTTGACTGGCAGCACTATGTGCGTATGCACCATGGAAGCTATGAATACCTGGAGTTGGTTGATTGCTATATATGTATTGTTGATCATTGAGATCACTCTTAAACCTGGTTGGATCTTGTGATATTGCCAACGCTGATGTAAATCGTTTTGCCCCGTTGAAACCGAGTCCATCCGATCGAACACCGGTTTCTGAACGATTGGTGGTGCGCATAGTCTTCTGGTGACTTGCGCGTGGGGTAACACCGGTCATACCCTGAGCTCGCCCAGCAACCACTGGGAGACGAGAAGGTAAAAAGGCTGTCTTCTCTGGCATATTATGAGTTAGTTCACCGACAGCTGCGCGACGACCACCTGTAATATCCATAGCAGGTCCAGCACGTCCTGGAAGTGTAGTCAGTCGATATTCACCAACATTCACTGGATTGACACGAAACATTTGCTGAAATCCACCAACAGCTGGAACATCCGATCCAACACCCAATCCCGGACCAACCATCTGTTTTTCAATTGGAGAAAGATTGTTCATCATACCTCGATCATACATACGGTCTCGCATGGTAAGAAGCTCCTGACCACCCGATCGTGCTTGCATACCAATATCAGCAAAGTTAGTAACTTCAATCTTTTTGGGTACTTCAACACGACTTTCAAACTGAACTCCTTCAAATACAGGTTCTGGTTGTAATACTAACGGCTCTCGTTCGGGCTGTAGTTGGTTATTAACCTTGGGTGGCTGGGGTTTTTCACTTAGCGTTCGACCAGCAAAAATTAATCCGGCAATAGCTGCAAGCGAAATGGGATCAGCCATTCTTATTTCTTATTAACATTTTTATTAGCGTATCTTTGATCGAAAAGTCCATTCTGAAGTTCTGCACGAGTACTCATTGGTTCATAAGTCATAGATCGAAGTGGTATCTTACATTCCATGTTTGATAATGGGAAAAGGTTACGTTCATATGTTGGAACGATTACCTTGTTGAATCGCGAAGTCGTTTGAGGTCTGAGTTGATCACTTGTTTCAATAAGATTTGCTGGTGCACCCTTTCCAGCCATATATGGGGATGTACCATATAACATTGTATTTGGACGACATCCACCACAGTTGAGTGAACTGGGCTGAGGATAGACGAAAACTTCGTCAGTCGCTTTCACGGGGGCAATCGCGCCAGTATTTTGGACAATTGATAAACCAGGCTGAAGTTGGTACGCCATTTATTAGTAACTAAGAAATATTTATCGTCTATCACCACTAATATCAAGTCCACTAAATGGACCAAGTTGAGCACCACGGGCATTTGGATTACACATTCGAGTATCAGATTTACACATAGCGCTATTTTTTGATCCATAACACCATTCAGCAAATGATGTTTGATCTCCTGGGATACTAGAAACCGGGGTAGTTACGAATTGTCTCGCAGCCGCATTGCGTTGATATACTGGCATCGAGGAGCGAGACCGACCGGAATCATACGGGATACGATCATCAAGATAACGTTTGACAAGTGGCTTCACAGTTGGATAATAACACGCTTCCAAACGATTTGGGGCGTCTGTGTAGTCTGTTATCAAAACATTACCCATTGGATTTTCTGCAGTTGGTATATGACAACCAACATTATCATTAGAAGTAGCGCGGTACGTTTCTCGCACCATTTTAGAATTGTACATAACATAAAGAACACCCAAAACTGTAACACTCAAAATGAAAATTCGTGGATCACGGCGAAGTAAGTAAATCACACATGTCGCATAAATAATAAATCGTGATGCAGCATTAATTCTCTCTTCTGGAGTTTGATTTTTGTTTGGCCAGAACTGTGTAATATTATCCTGACTGATGAGCTGCTTTGGATCGTCGAACCAAGCTTTCATTTAGTATATTATGAGGTTTATTTTTTTGGAAGACCACCGAGCATACTTCCCATCATCTTCATGAGAGCATCCTGGTCGATTTCGCCGCCATCAGTTTCAAGCTTGTCTGCACATTCCTTTGCGATACTTTCAATGAGATTTAGTGTATCAGCTGGGATAGATGTAATTGTAGTACCAAGCATATATAGCGTCTGAAGGTATTGCCAAGTAGCGGATTTTGTATTCGCACTCATCCGCGTCCAATAACTCTTAATATTAAGTTCTTTCAAGAATTCAATCTTTTCAATTTCATTAAGGAGAAATGTTTCATCCTTTGCTGAAATTCTATCGGCGTATGGACTCACACCTTTCATAAAAGTATCGACAACCACACGCGGATTCGTAGAACGCAGCATGTCGAAGGAAGCTGTCATCTTTTTGATGTCCTTTTCTTCTGGAAAAGTCTTGTGCAGTTCCACAAGAAATTGACCGAGCATGTCATTGAAAGCAGTGACGGAAGTCATTTTCTTATAATATGTTGTAAATCTTTAAGTTTAAAATGGATCGGTAGAAATAGACTCCTTTTGACCCAAGCCATTAGATATTATAAAGTAAACAAGAATTGCGTTAAGTGTGGCTGGTTTTGTGTACTTATTTAGTTCTATCTTTCCTTCATTATTAAGATAAGCCTTGAGATGAATGTACCCAGCGGTTATGACCGCCGCGATGAGTGCAGCACTTAGGGGGTCTCGAAGATATTCGGAGAGATCTTCCATTTAATTATACGCAACTTTTTTTGTACGGTATTCTGGTGCGTCCCCAAAGAATACATTTTCGTCTTCTGGGGGGTGTGTAGGCTGTGGCTGATTCATTTGCGGCACAGGTGCTTGAACACCTGGTACAGTTTTAAATTCATTTTCAAGACCAGTTGGTTGTATTTGTTCCTCTTCCTCCATACGAGGTCTAGTTTCTGACATTTGTGTAGGATTTGTCATTTCACCTGTTTCCTCTGGAAATGGTTCTGGTTCCATTTCCGATTCCATTTCCGGTTCCATTTCCGGACCATCAAAAATTTCTGGATCTTCTGAATCGCGAACTTCACCATCAAGATCAATGTCACGAGTTTCTTGTGACATGTATGTTTGTAGAATTTGCTGAACTGGAATGAGTTCTTTTACACTATTTTCAATACACGTACAGAAACGTGTGGTCAGTTTTTCGTCCCGAGCATATTCACTTTGTTCTTCGTGAAAAATGTAAGGATCTCTGTACAGATCTTTCGCAATGTTATTGTAACATGTTTGGATAAAAACTTCATTTGATGGCAATTTGAGACTGATCTTCTTGTTGTCAGACTTAAGACGAACAGCAGAAAGAATCTTTGTACATGCAACAAATACTGCTGCCAATAAATCATTAAACCAAGCGCATCGATTCGCTATGTTATCAGAATGCTGTTTTGACATAGCATTTGACCAATTTGGAACTTCTTTGAGAAGCTTTTGAAACATAATCAACGTCTTTCGTCCTTTGGAAAGATTTGTTGATTCGTTGTACATATCCTGAAAAACTTCAATCATAGCTGGACACATAATAAGGCATAGTTGACCCATGTACTCCTTTTTAGCTTCAACAAGAACATTAAGATTATCCATTTATGATTAAGAGGTTTTTTAATTACACCCTTTACTACGCAGTTCTCCTGTACTTGCTCGCGATCTTCTTCAAATTCATGAGATTTGGGAATTCACTTTCCTCTACGTGATCCTCCTTCATTTTTACTTTCTTAGGTTTTTCAACTACCCAATTTACGTATATTTCATATTCTCCTATTACACTTGTATTGAATCCACCAAGTCTAAATTGCCTGGCTATATATTGAGCTGCCGCCGATCTATCAAATACCGGGTATCCAATTAGAAAAGCGGGGACAATGAGAAATATCTGTTTACAACCCAACTCTACTGACTGTTTAATCTTTCGAGAAAACTGCTCATAAATCTTTGTGTAGATTTCCTTCTTGAGTTGTTTTCTCTTTTCATCAATTTTAGTTATATCATTGATGCTGATCATTACAATTACTGTAATTTATTTTTAGCCGATTCCAACTCACCAATTGTTGGTACGGCCATCTTTTTCACCAGCGTGTAATCGATAAATTCCTTACCGGATGACCCGTTAATATATGGACTAATGTCTTGTGGTGTTTGAACATCAAGGGGTTGTGAACGCAAAGAAATCAAACGAATGTCGTTACCTTGTACTTCAAATGAACATACAACTGAGAACCCAAATGCAAAACCACTATTTTTTACAACCATAAACATACATTCGTAAATCGTTTTGTCCCCTGTATATTTCTTAACAGATGTAGTCTCAATAATATACGTACAAAGACCTGAGCGCTTCTCGATTTCTTTGTTTGTCAAAAATACAAACTGTTGCATCATGTCGTTGGTAATCCTGGCTTCCGCCTGAGTATAACCGGAAAGGTCAGGTTTTGCATCGTCAAAGCGAACAGATCCAACTGGTTGACTGTATCCTGAAAGTCCGAAAGCTTCTGTAAATGATTCTCGTCTTGATAACAGGAGAACAATCATAAGCAATATGATAATTAAAAGCACATTCATCTTTACTAGTATGCGTTAATTTTTTTTTAGAAAATCCCGTATACATAATAGATGTCACTCCTGATTTATAGTCCGAGGTGTAAACATTCAATGGAACTTGTTGACTATATCAATCGTCATGTACAATTGAAACAGCTCATAAATTATCATAATGTAAATACTCAGGGTATACCATCTAACTATCGTAATAAAATTACACGCGTCCCGACGATGCTAACCAAAAATGGTAAAATTCTTGTAGGAAATGAGATAAAAAACTGGTTGGAGTCATTACTACCAAATAAAGAAATTGAACACTGTGGACTTGGTGGTATGTGTTCAATGACAACTCTCGACAGTAATGATAATGATTTTGATTTATTTTCACTTGACAATTACGGACAATCTCTACAACCTGCGATGACACGCGAACTGGAAGAAAAAATCAATAAAGATGTATCCAAAGGAAATGTGTATTCGGAACAGATTTAAAGATCTAACGCACATTATTGATTAGATATGAAATTGGTTACAATCCAAGCATCTGCAATAAAGTCAATATTTGAAGTATTAAAAGATATTCTTAACGATGTCAACATATACTTTCAACCCGATGGTATGTATATAGTCACACTGGACACCGCGAGAACATCATTGGTAGATATGTTTTTGGCAGCTGATAATTTTGAAGAATATTCATGTGAACATGAAATTATTGCTGGTATTAACATTTCAAATACTTTCAAACTTTTGAAAACTATCACAAATAATGATGTTCTTAAAATCGAAATCAATTCAAAGGAACACATGGATATAGAGATCATTAGTGAATCAAAGAAGACCACTACACACTTTCAACTTAAACTATTGGATATTAATGAAAGTCGAATCGAAGTACCACAAGTTACTATGACGAGTGTGACTATTTTACCATCCGCAGACTTTCAGAGACTTTGTCGTGATATGTCTAATATTGGACAGGAAATAGAGATACGAAGATGTGGTTTTGATTTCAAATTAAAATGTGATGGAGATTTTGCTTCTCAAGAAACATGTATTCAGTGTCCAGATGAAAGCCGAGAAATTGGTGGTCTCTATTCATTAAGGTATCTGAATATATTTACAAAGGCGACGAGTATGTGTTCGACTGTGCAAATCATGCAGGAAGATGGAAATAGATTTTTGATTCTAAAGTATAATGTAGCTAATTTGGGTGATCTCAAATTCTACTTAGCAACTAAGGTATCCGAAGATTAATCGTAGATTCGTCTTGTGTTAACACAGTTTTCTTCATACCAATTGTATTCGTAAGTATTATCTTTGGGTAGTGCTTTTTTAATGTTTCTGCTGTGTAATATAAAAAATCCTTCAACGGTACACTTTCACCATGAAAGTCGTTCATAGGACCTGAATATCTCTTAATCTTTTCAGTAATGTTTATTTGTGGTTTATCATCACGATCCACAATCCATGCACTACTAAGAGGAATTGTAAAACGCATATCAATGTCTTGGTTATCACATGGTTTAAAATTTATATTTGTAGATATAGCTTTATAAATTTTTCCGTTATACCAATACTTAACTCGTAGTATAAGATGTTTAACATTTTGAGGAATGATTGTATTTCTGAAATTTTTACCCGTCGCTACTACATGAAATTCATCAAGAACTCCATCCCAATCCTTACTTTCAAGTAACCAGAAATCGTCTTCAATCTTGTATTTCATCCTATAGTCAATCTTATATTCAATTTCTTCCGATACAATGTAATAATCTGGATATGTAACAAATTTTTTGTACCAAAATATAACAGTACTTAAAAGTTTGAACAGCATTCTTAATTATAATGGAAGGAAATTTTTTAAGTAGATATAACAATAAGATTGATAATTGGAATATTCTTATTGAATCCGATCCATCTAATAAAAATAGGTACGAAAGTGAAATGTCTGATTATATAATCCGGTGCATGCCATATATGAATCAACACACAGATGAGACTGGTGACAAAATAAATACAGATAATGTGTTTAATGTTAAGGAGACAGTTGGTCTAAAACGTAAAGATATTTTTATAGATTATCTTGTCGAAGTTGAAAATCAAAATGTGACAAGACGTAAAGATCGTATCATAGAACAATGCAGTAGATGTTTATCAAGTAATATTTTGCATTTTCATGATACAAGTGATCTCGTGTGCGATTCATGTGGATTAGTCATAGCATCCTTAATTAGCGAAGAATTAACATACAGAGAAGAACAAGAAACGTCTGAAAAAGTTGTAAACTATTCATACAAAAGAGAGAATCATTTTAATGAATGGTTAAGTCAATTTCAAGCTCAAGAGATGACGACAATACCTGACGAGGTAATGGATCAACTTAGATCGGAACTCAAAAAGATGAAGATTAAGAAACTTGATGAGATTACACATGCCAAGATTAGAGGACTTCTTAAGAAATTGAGACTCAATAAGTATTACGAACATGTTCCATATATAACGAATATTCTCAATGGTATAAAAGCTCCCAATATGGAACAGGCGTTAGAGGAAAGATTGCGGATCATGTTCAAAGATATACAAAAACCCTTTGACGATAACTGTCCATCGGAGAGGAAGAACTTCTTGAGTTACTCATATGTACTTTATAAGTTTTGTGAACTTTTAAGTGAGGATGAGTACTTACAATACTTTCCTCTTCTTAAGTCTAAAGAAAAGCTCTATCAACAGGACATAATATGGAAAAAGATATGTGAAGATCTTCAATGGGAATTTATTCCAACTATTTAAAGATGTGTTGTATATTTTATACAATGTCTAAAGATACGAAATGTCCCAATTTTGAGATATGCCACCGGATGACATACTCAACATTAAAAGT